CAGTCAGACATGATGACCGCATTGATGCTCTCGCACAAGCTGTTAAGTATTACACAGATGCTATGGCAATCTCTGCTAACCAACAGATGATCCTCCAGAAACAAGAAGACTGGAATGACATGATGGATGCATGGATTGATGACCCTGAAGCTGCTGCTTCTCATATGGTCCTAAATATGCCTCTAAACCTAAGAAAAAAGGCTCGTGGACTAAAAGACAACAAGTCAGTCCACACCTGGGTTTAGGACCGGTCAGGGATCTATACAGGAGGAGGAAGGGTGGACCTCCGCCTGTGAGAGGAGACAAGTCATTAACATGACTTCTCCTCTCTTATTTAATATCCAGGTGAGCGTAGCGAACGGATATTCTGTAAGAACGGGCTAAAGCCCAAAAGACAATACATCCACTAACTTGTTCTATCTACTTGTTGATCTTTATTGTCCTCGTGATTGGACAATCTTATCAACTCTTACTCCACCTTATGAAACCAATTGATTATCCAGATAATGGTAATGGTCTATTCGTCCAATACCATGTCATGAGAGAAGGTCCTAACTACTTCCTCGTTAACTACAAGCAATCCTCTGTTCTTAGACAAGACCCAAAGGATGCATGGAGAGTAATGGGAGTAGCTAAGTTCACTACTAAAGCACAAGAACTAAAGCAATGGTGTCTTGATGTTCATGATGAATGGAGTAAGAAGAAAGAAATGTCTCGTAAAGATACTTCCTTCGCTTCTGAAGCACAAGAAGAACCCAATGACAACACTAAGATGATCACATGATGGAAGATTTTATTCTTGATGCAATCAAAATAGTTAAGTGTAAAAATTGTGGTAGTGATGTACCAGTCAATGCTCGTTACCCTATTAATGCAGTAGAGCAGTGTAAGTTCTGTGGTCTCTATGGATCTACAGATAAGACCTGGAACACCTGGAAAAACAAGTAATTCGTACGTTCATCCCTCGGGACGCATACCGGCTGACTATGGAACGGGAGTCAGTTTTACCTTGTATGAATTATGTCTAACATCGTTTCTCGTTATCTCATTAATCAGAAGAAGAAAGCTAATAACTATAAGACTGATTGTCTTCGTTATCGTGGAGTTGCTTACCAATGTCCCTGCAAAGCTTCTTGAGTCGCTTTAAACAGGCTGTAGTGCTTAATCGTTGTCCAGTTTTGACTGTTGAAGAGCTGCATAAGCTTGATCAGCAGCGTAAATTGGCACGATTAGGCTATAAAAAATGACAAAAATCTCTGAACCCTATTATCGTAGCTACAGGGACCGCGTTACCCCCAGGGGGGTGGGTCAAATCGCGCGCTAGATGTGCAATCTAGGCGAAAGCACTAGGTATCCGGCCGCAACAGGGCAACACCAAGCCAGGCTGCGGCTTCATCCTAGCCTCACCATCTGTCGGCGATCAGTATATCTTATCAATCAACATAAGCAACACTAATCACTCAGTCATACCAACAGATCAGGCCACATCAGCAGCAAGTTGAGTACAAATGCTCAGTGGCTTGACCTGTCCACTGGGCTATAGTAGATCCATAGTCTTCTTTGATGTTGAGAGTATCTCGACTCTCCCTGTAAAGGGTGAGGAGAGTCTCGAAACTTCAACCAGAAGACATGAGACCCTCAAACCTACAACTTCATAGCTGAGTCTTGTATTGGCACTGAGCCACCAAGATAAGCATTTCAACTCATTCACAGCTGTCCACTAGGCTATACAGTGGAGCACCTAGACAACTTGACAGACTGCGTCACTGACGTTCCCTTGCTCGGCGATTGAGCTTCCAAGCATTGCTTGGTTGGATACATTCACGACAACCGCAGTACCACCAAAGGTGGATGGCGAGCCACAGCCTAGACAGATCATGGCAACCTATGCACAGCCCGCTGTGAATGTACTTCGACTTGTACACATAGGTATTGCGTCACCAAGGACGCATTTCTTTGCACCTTTTTTCATGACCTACGAAGAATCCTTCCTCTCCACATGTGACGCTGAAGGCAACGCACCTGAATGGGCTATTGAGCAGATCTTCGAAGAGCACGGCTCAGACCTTGCAGACTTCGCTGAATCTCTTCCCTTCAATCAGTCCATGTTCAACGGCGAGGCCATCCTCAACTGGCTCGGGTATTGAGTAAAAGCTCACTGCTAGGTGCAACGCCTAGCTACCCAATTGCGTCAACAAGGACGCAAGTTGTTTACACTTTTTCACTTTTTATGTTCAACAAATTCTTCAACAACCAAGTTCTTCGTCACGGTTATTCCGACTGTGCTGATTACATCATTGCCAACGTTGCTAATGCAACTGCAACTGTGTATTACAAGAACGGTAGTATCTATCAGTATGAAGGTGTTAGCCGCCGTGCTCTCATCAACCTGATTGTCAACGACAACATCAGTCTGGGTCGTTGGATCAACGATGCACTTTTGTTTGTCGATAGCAAGTGTGCTCGTACTGGTCACTACTCCGAAGTTTTTGCTGCCTGAGTCATAGCTCGGTGCGAGGGTGCGATTCCCTCGCCAGCACTTGTACCTAAGTGTACAAATTGTCCACCTACTTTCTTTCACATGACAATTACACAAACACCTACACACACCATCTTGGGTGAAGAGTTCGAGCTTGACGAACTCAAGGACATAGCACGACACGGTGCTAACACTGGTGTGCATGGCTTCACCTATTCGTCTGACTTGTGTGACATGTTCAACAAGTACGAGGACGAGATTGAGAACCTGCTCGATGACATCGGATACACCATGCATGATGTGATGATCGATCGTCAATTCGACACTGTTCAACAATACAAGGAGTGGGCTTGCTGGGCATACCTTGAGATTGAAGCTGCTCGTATTACTGAGGTTTGATTATTGATTATGTTTGTTATTTCACATGGACCTGACGAGGAGTGGTTCACCTCAGAAGAAGAAGCAGTTGATGCTGCTTTTGATTGGAGTGTAGAGACAGGCGGTGACACGATCACCGTCTCTCGTGTACATCAAGGTCGCACATTCCCACACATGGAGGTGTTCGCATGATGCAAGATTTGCTTGATCCTATCAACTGGTCTCTTACATATGGACCACAAGAACTAGACAATTGGAATGATCGTATCTCGATCTACCAACAACTGTGTAGTACTCCGTATTACACGGATGCAGATGACTACATGGAGTACACATCTTCGGAGGTTATCTGATGACAATCACGTATCAAGTGTACCGTCTACTTGATGACGGAGAAGAACAATCATTGGGATACTTTGTCAATGACAGGGACGCAATGATTAAGGCGTATGAGTTCTACTCAGAGGTGCGTTATCCGCACGCATATGTTGATTGCCGTGAGGTTTGATTAATGATCTGGAATGAATCAACTATCATCCTTGCAATTGTAGGGATGGTAGGTCTATTTAGCACGGCTGTTATCTATCAACGTGCGAATCGTATCAGCTCACGTTATTATAAACGATGAAGTATTGCTTCAAGGACGCAGATAGTTATCATCGCATTTTGTATGTCTACAATTCATCGTTGCTTGGTGCACAATGTAGCCTACCTATTGGTAGGTGGGAGTGTATCTTTAAGGTAGATGATGATGGCTATGTATACAATGCAAACAGCGATAATTCGTGGACACGTATCAATTAGTGTTCACAATCATCACCACAGGGACACCTGAATCAACAATTATTCAAGCGAAAGTATGGCATTGCTCGGAAAACAGAGGTATGACGAATATGAAGTCAGAATGAAAGATAACGTTGGGAATGTACGTGTTGAGTATGTTCTAGCTCCTGATGTTCAACGTGCCGCATGGCAAGCACTGGAGCTATCCAGCCAGCGTAATTGTACACTAACGGATGTGAGGATGTGTGATGAGTGGTAAGTATTACCCAAATAATTTTGATGCTATTGCATCAGCACCTGATGAAGCTTTTGAGCCTATAACTTTCGAAGAGTTTTATGCATGGCGCTTGTGTCAGTGGGAGATGCCTGCATCAGTTGAGTGCATCATCCGAGCGCAACGCAAGGACACAGGAGAAGTTACTGAGCATGTGTATCAGCGTGCTCATGCTGCACAAAGACGACTTCTTAATTACGTGCTCGATGGTGAGCATGAAGTCACCGTAGTGAATCACGAATCCGTACACCTAATCAAACTTAAAGATGACACAGATGATGATTGAACAGTTGACGCAAGAGGAGTACAGCAATCTTCTTGCATATGGTGATCCTGTATCGCACGATACTGTCGTGCAGTATCAGACTGGACAGACTGGTGACGATCTGATGGAGCAATGGATTTCTACTTTGGATTCAACGACGTTTCCAGATTTGACATTTGGATATCAAGAACTTGTAAGAATCGCTACTTTAACTTGCATGTCCACTGCGGTATGATAGTCGTGGAGGTAAGCTTACTTCATGGATCCGCTCAAAAGACTGGAGACAGATAGCAGGCTTAACCTCCTGCTCACTGGTTGGGAAACCCTGCGCCTCATGCACAGGGAGATACCTGCACAAGCAGTGACTGTCCTCCTATATGTCGCCTCACACAACCCGTGCCATAAACAAGCGATAGAAGAGGATCAGAACCTGACTACTGCTAGTTGTTCTCGGATGATTGACTTACTTAATGACGGCTATGGACGTAAAGGTGTCATCACCAAGGGTCTTGGTCTTATTGATAAGTACACCGATCCAGGCAATGCACGTAGGCAGATGTGCAGGCTGACACCTAAAGGTGAGCAACTTGTCCACCTCATTAAATCCACCATCTATGGATGACATCAGAACATGGCAACAAGCCATGCACTACACATTCAAGACACGCCACTCATGGAGACATGGGAGCGGTGCTAAGACTGCAATGACCAATTGCAATCACTTCACTAGGCTGCGTGGTTCATCCTTCCCTGTAAGGAAGATCACTCAACCAATTATGAATGAAGTTTGTATTGAGCTTGAGGATGAGGGTAAGTCTGATGCAACTATCAACAGAATTGTCTCGGCAGTCTCGACGGTGCTCAATCATTGTGCATTTGATGGATTGTTGAAGTCAGCACCTAAATTCAGACGACGCAAGGAATCAGAAGGTCGAGTGTTGTGGTACACCAAGGATGAGGTAGACAAATTGTGTCTCTTGTCCACTGATGTATTCATGCGTGAGGATCTCAGGGACATCATCCTGTTTGCTGCCTATACAGGCATGAGGCAAGGTGAGATTTTAAAGATCAGAAAGAAAGACATTGACCTTGTGAGTAACAAGATCCATGTCGGTGGTGTACCCACACAATTGACAAAGGCTAAGAACTGGCGAGTCATTCCAATTCATGAAAATATCATGGACCTAGTTACAACTCGTTGTTCACAATCATCGCGCGTAGATGTACGCCTGTTCGGTGATGAATGGCGAGATAAGGATCAACTAGGGCGTGCTTTCAAAAAGGTAAACAAACTACTACCCAAGGATGAAAACTATGTCTTCCACACACTACGACACAGTTACGCAACATGGCTCGCTGAAGCTGGCGTCCCAATCAGATCTATCATGGCTCTGTGCGGGCACAAGCGTGTCGAGACAACATTACGATATGCAAAGGCTACAGATGCAGCACTCACGGACGCGATGGCTGCTATCTGAGCGCGACTAACGGGTAGCGTTGTACACTGATTCGGTCACTTCGCGACGGGATTCTCACTGAGTCTCAATCGCGAAAAATCCAATGCGGATGTGGCGGAATCGGTAGACGCGCTAGTTTCAGGTTCAAGCGAGAAATCTGAACGCTGACGTATACCAGGAGGATAAATACCTTCCGCGTCAGTCATACCAACCTGTTCGCTAACGTATAGTTCTAATAACCGGTTCTAGCGAGGAATTCTTATTGGCAACACCTGCACAAATACATGAACAAGTTCAATTTGAAAGAGATGCAATCCGACTCGGACTTGAGCGTCTACGCAAGAACACAAGAGATCTCGAAGATAAGTCATATGCATCCGCTAGCGTATATGGGTGCAGCAGTATTTCTACTCTTCTGCCTCTTGTTACCAAACGTATTGAAGACACCAACAAGCGTATCCGAGAGGGATGTATTGGTAAATCATTCAAAGAGATCCATCAGTTTCTAGATCCCATTGAGCCAGGTGCAGCTGCTGCTATTGCATTGAAGATCACCTTCGACAAGGTGTTCAGCTACAGAGATAAAGCCAACAAACTTGTCACAGTATGCGAATCAATCGGCACTGCTGTCGAACAAGAGGCACAGATGCAGCATTATGAAAATGTCTGTCCTGGTTTGTTAGAGACAATTAAAAAGAACTATTGGCACAACACCACTGGTACACACCAGAAGTTTGTGATCATTCGCACGCTTATTCAGCGTTATGATGTACCTCAGTGGACAAGATGGAATGCTCCTGAAAGGGTAAAGCTTGGTGGTTGGTTGCTTGATTGCATCATGGAGTCAAGCGGTTGGTTCACAAAAGAGTACACATACCAGTACGGAAAGAAGGATCAACGTGTAGTACCTACGCCTGAGTTCATGGCTATCAAGGACGAGGTGATGGCAACAGCTGAGCTGTTCAGTCCGATTGCTTATCCCATGTTGATCGAGCCAAACGATTGGTCAGAAGGTCGGCAAGGTGGTTATCTCTTGAATGAGGTAATGCGTGGTCATGACATGGTTCGACGCGGTCAGGGATCTATACAGGGAGAGATACCTTACCAGTTTCTTAACAAGATTCAGAAGGTAGGTTATTCTATCAACTCGTTCATAATCATGGTTGCTGAGCAACTGTTTGAGCGTGGATATGAGGTTGGTAAGTTCATCCCTATCGTGGAACATCCACTTCCACCTAAGCCTGTAGATATTGCAGAGAACAAAGAATCACGCAAAGACTACAGGAGGAGAGCAGCAGAGGTAATGAACCTCAATGCGGCATCATTTAAGAAGTCATGTCGAACACGCATGACAATGGAAGCAGCTAAGTTATTCAAGGATAAGAAAGAGTTCTTCATTCCTTGGTCTTTTGACTATCGCGGAAGAGCTTATCCAATCCCTGCTTTCTTAACTCCTCAAGATACTGACTTTGGCAAGTCATTGTTGAAGTTCAGTGAGGAGTCATACATGACACCTGAAGCTGAAGAGTGGTTAGCTTTCCAGGTAGCTACTAGCTACGGTCTAGATAAAGCACCTATGCATGAACGTATGCAGTGGGTAGCTGAGAACGATGAGGTGATATCTGCTGTCGCACTAGACCCTATTGGAAACCTACATCTTTGGGAAGGTGTAGAAGAACCGTGGCAATTCCTTGCTGCGTGTGATGAATACCACCACTGTGTAATTACTTGTGATCGAACTTTTACTAGCCTGCCAATTGCGGTTGACGCTACCTGCTCAGGGTTACAAATCCTTGCCGGACTCTGCCGTGACGCAAGCACTGCGAGACTCGTCAATGTCCTGCCGTCCAGTCGGCCACAGGACGCATACGCCGTCGTCGCCAATCACGCCTGTCCACATGTCCCAGTAAGCATTCAGCCTTACATGGACAGAAAGACAGTTAAGCGTGTCGTGATGACTGTCCCTTACAACGCAAAGCCTCACTCCAACCGTGGATACATTCGTGATGCACTAAAGGAGAAGGGTGTAGAGGTTGATAAGGATGACTTAACTGCAACTGTGAAGGCTGTCAGAGATGCCATGGATCGGGTTGTACCTGGTCCTATGGCTGCAATGAAATGGATAGAGAGTGAGGTAGCGAAGGCTATCAAGAGAGGAGCAACAGAGCTTGAGTGGGTAACACCATCAGGCTTTGTTGTCACACAGAAGTTGAACAAGAAATTGTTTGAGCGTGTACAGCTGCAGCTACTAGGAAAGGTTGACATACGTGTAGCAACAGAAGACAGCGACAAGGTGGATATAAACCACCACAAGAACGCTACTGCTCCTAACTTAATCCACTCGCTTGATGCATCTCTACTTCACCTATCTGCATTGCGCTTCGATGCACCGATATCCCTCATACATGATTCGGTTCTATGTCGTGCTACTGACATGCCTTCTCTATCATCCATCGTTCGCGAGGTATACATGCACCTCTTCGCTGAACGTTCCTACTTGGAAGAGTGGGCTGAACAAATAGGTGCTGAAACTAAACCGCCGATTATCGATGATCTGAAACCAGAGTCGGTGATTGAATCTACATACTTTTTCTGTTAATGAACTTTCAAATTGCATCCGAGTTCACCATCCCTGGACTTGAGAAAATCAAAGCGTATGAGCTGAACGGTCATGCGTATGTCAGCAAGAGCCAGCTCTGCCTGGCGACACGAGATCACAAGGACACCAAGCCGATCAACAAATGGCTTGACGCCGCTGCTTTTGCCAGTGATACCAATGGATCTCAAGGTTTTCCACAGGACAAAAACGCCGCTCAGGCCACAGCATATGTTGAGCGTGGACAGGGTGGTTACTCCCTAGCACACCTGATCTCTCCGCTCATTGGTTACCAGTGGTTCCTTCATGAGATGAAGAACCGATCGTCTGCCATTCGTGAGCGAGCAACTAAGCTTGTCATCAAGGTTGGCGCTGTTGGCTTCGACACCATGGTCAAGGAAGCCTGCGGTGTTGGTTATGCACCTGCTGAATCCATGTCGGAATGGATCAAATTGCAACCAACGCATGAGAAAGCAGAACCTATCAATGCTGTTAAGCAGAAGCTACTTGATATTGGATACATCGACCGGACCAAGCGTATGGGTGAAATGATCAACGATCTTTTCTATAACCGTCTTCCGGCTGAAGTATTTAATGAAATCCAACGTGTCAAGCAAGAGTTTCGACACAAGCACAACAGCTGGTGTGGTCCGTCTCAGTACCAAGTGCTGACGAAGGATGCACAGAATGCACTGAACACAATCGCAGCCGCTGCCTTGGTGTTGCTCGACACTGATAACTACCGAGGCATCACTGAAATCGTACAGAAACTGGACAAGATCCAACCACGGCATCGAAAGTCATTCGTGGCTCTTGTTAACCCAAATCAAATGATTCTGTCCTACTGATCCACTAACGTATATTTAATGGCACGAAACACTATTGTTACCAAAGAGCCTGTTGTCCTTGAAGGATTCCAGGCAGTACTGAAGCCAAGCAAGTTTGGCTATTCACTTGCAACTGTTGTCGATCAGGATATGGTTGATCAACTTGAAGAAGATCGCATCGAAACACTTAAGTGGTGCGAGAGTAAACTCAAAAATCCCAAGCGTTCTGTGCTGAAGCCTGAACCATGGGAGGAGGTAGCTGATGGAGCATACAAGGTCAAGTTCTCATGGAATGAAGACAACAAGCCACCTGTGGTTGACACTGAAGGAACTCCAATTACAGACGAATCAACACCTCTATATTCTGGATCAAAGGTCAAGGTCGCGTTCTATCAGAAGCCATACATTCTTAAGGATGGTGTTACTTATGGTACTTCGCTTAAATGCGTTGGTGTGCAGATTGTCTCTCTCAACTCTGAAGCAGGAGTTGACACAGGAGACATGAGCACTGAGAACGTAGCTGCTCTCTTTGGTAAGACGCAAGGCTTCAAAGCCAACGAACCTAACGTCACGGTCAAGCCTGATGAAGACGAGGTTGACTTCTGATGACAGTCACAACTGAAGATGGCGGACGCCAAAACCTTTTTGCAAAAGAACCACCTATGGAGATTATGGACGTGTACGAAACTCACAATGAAAAGGCTGAACGCCTGAATGGACGTGTAGCAATGCTTGGAGTAATTGCTGCACTCGGTGCATACGCCCTGACTGGACAGATTATTCCTGGTATTTGGTAATGGCATTCAGATCAGGACTTGAAGAAAAAGTCGCTGATCTTATGATTAACTTGGGTGTGAAGTATGAGTATGAATCAACAAAGGTCCCGTACCAGATTCAACATAACTACACACCTGACTTTTTATTGCCAAACGGTGTATTTCTAGAATGTAAAGGTTACTGGGATCCTGAGGATAGGCGCAAGATCAAAGCTGTAAAGCAACAGAATCCTGAGCTTGATATTCGTATGGTTTTCCAGTCTCCATATAATAAGATCAGCAAAAAATCTAAAACTACATACGCCAAGTGGTGCGATAAACATGACATCCCTTGGACATCCTTTACAACTATTCCTATTGAATGGCTTTCATGAAACTTTGGCTAAGAAATCCTCGTTATAAATGGCACTGCCTTTGGGAGCCTTTATGGGACCTTTGGGTAGAGAATGCTTGTTATGATGAGGAGGAGGGTTATTTAGAAATACACAGATCTTCTTTCAATCCACTTACTAAATGGCAAGTGCGATTGCTTAGCATAGTATTTAACTATGATTATTGGTATTACGAGGAAGTCGAAAACTGCCCTTGGCTAAATGAGCTGGAGAGACACGGTGTCCCATATCACTCAAGGTTCTGAATTCATAAGACACGACGCATGTTCAGTGTGTGGCTCGTCTGATGGTAAAGCTATCTACTCGGACCACACATACTGTTTTGTGTGTCATACCTATACAACTGAAGACGAACAACCTGTTGTTGTTCACAATCATCATTTGAGGATGAGTTACATAGGGTCAGCCGGACGGCTGCACAAACGTAATATCTCCGAAAAGACCTGTGAGAAGTATAAGATTTACAGGGATGGAGACAAACTAAGATTCTATTATCATAATGCCAATGGCTTACCTATCGGCGCGAAGATTCGCACAGCTAGTAAGGACTTCTCCTACGAAGGCGAGTCGGATGGATCTTTCTTTGGTCAACACTTATGGAAAGGTTATGGTAAGCGAATTATCATTACTGAAGGAGAGCTTGATGCTGCAACGTATTATGAGTACATGCCGGGATGGGACGTTGTGTCACTCCCGACAGGAGCAGCAGGAGCAAAGAAATCAGTACAAAAAAACTTCGAGTTCTTGCAGGGATACGAAGAAATCGTTCTTTGGTTCGATAATGATGAACCCGGTCAGGAGGCTGCAAAAGCTGCTGCTGGTGTGTTACCTCCTGGCAAGGTTTTCATCGCCCGTCTAGAAGCATACAAGGACCTCTCAGACGCATGGCAAGCGAACGATCGTAAGGCAATTGATGATGCTTTTTGGGCGAAACAGTTATATCGACCTGATGGCATTGTTGAAGGCAAGAGCTTACTTGAATTAGTTACTACACCACAAACACCATCGGATCATGACTATCCCTTTCCAGGACTTAACGTCAAACTACACGGTATTCGATACGGAGAACTTACAACAATCACTGCTGGCAGTGGCATCGGCAAATCCAGCTTCTGTAGGGACATTGCAACTCAGCTACTACAAAAAGGAGAACGGGTCGGTTACTTGGCTCTCGAAGAGTCCAATCGTCGAACCGCTCTTGGATTGATGTCAGCTGCGGTGGGTAAGTCACTGCACCTTGGAGAACATACCCATGAAGAACTGTCAGCTGCGTTTGATAAGACGCTGGCTAATTGGAGCCTCTATTTGTTTGACGGTTTCGGCTCCTATGATCCTGATGTTATTTATAATCGGATTGAGTACTTGGCATCAGGTCTCGACTGTCGAATCATTTTCCTGGATCACCTCTCCATCCTCCTTTCTGGGCTTGACGGAGACGAACGGCGAATGATTGATACAACCATGACCAAGTTACGGTCATTGGTAGAGAGAACTGGCATTTCATTATTTCTCGTCTCTCACTTGAGGCGATCTATTGGAGATAAAAATCATGAAGAGGGAGCAAGAGTCACTCTCGGACAATTGCGCGGATCTGCTGCAATCGCTCAACTCAGCGACTCGGTCATTGGATTGGAGAGAGATCAACAATCCGACCAAGCTGGAGGTATTACGACTGTGCGAGTGCTTAAAAATCGTTATTCAGGCGAAACTGGAGTAGCTTGTACACTCACGTATAACTTAGACAATTGCAAATTTGAGGAAACAGAAGGTGAAAAGGAATTCGACCCGACAACAGATTTTTGATTACGACTCTTTTGAAGAGAAGCTTACTCGACCTAATCCACCGACGGAAGAGGCAATCAAACGTGCTCAATTCGTTGATAGGACTTACATGTGGAAACAGAAGTGAGCCTAATTTTTGACCTTGAAACTGATGGACTACTGAAAGATGTTTCTACCATCCACTGCATTGCTATTCATGATCTCGATACGAAAGAGACTATCGCATATAACGACACGGGTAACGAAGAACCTGTCGTACGTGGGATACAACGACTTGCGGATGCTGATTGCATCATTGGTCACAACATCATTGGGTATGACATTCCTGTTCTTCGAAAGCTATTCCCTTGGTTTACTTTTCCTGGGATTGTCATTGACACTCTTTTGTTGTCTCGCCTTTATCACTCCGACATGATGAAGCTTGACAAGAAACACGACTGGAAACACATGCCATTGAAACTCTTTGGCAGACACTCACTTGAATCATACGGATACAGATTAGGTGAATTTAAAGGTTCATTCGGCAAAGACACTGATTGGCAGAGTTGGAGCCAAGAAATGGAAGATTATTGCATACAAGATGTTCACGTTACCACCAAACTATGGGACCACTTCCAACCCTACCTGAGTGGGTCTCGTTAGAACACCAGGCACAACAATTACTTACTGAACAGGAGATTCATGGATGGAGATTTGACGAAGCTGCTGCATGGCAACTTACATCTACTCTCTCACAAGAGCTTCGAGAGATTGAAGAGGCACTACGACGGCGACACCCTTACGTTGGAGGAGCAGAATTTACTCCGCGCCGAAATAATCGGACGCAAGGATATGCGGAGGGTGCACCCTTTACTCGACTAAAAGATCTTAATTGCACATCACGGGATCACATTGCATGGATATTAACAACATTTTATGGCTGGAGTCCGACCCAGCTGACAGCTACTGGGAAGCCAGTCGTAGACGAAGTTATTCTGACCGAGATTGGATCAGAGATTTCTACGATGTTTGCGAGATGTTTGACGGTAACCAAAATGCTTGGTCTCCTGTCGAACGGCACGAACGCTTGGCTGAAGCTATGTACGAATGACCGGCTACATCATCACTGCAGCGTTGCAACGAATACACACAGGTGCGCACATCGAAACCCAAACCTGGCGCAAGTACCTTCAGATGAAAGATTCAGAAAACTATTCATTCCGTCAAAAGGCTTGGTCATGTGTGGCGCTGACCTATCTCACATTGAGCTTTCTATGCTATCTCACTATCTTGCTAGGTGGGACTCCGGAAGGTATGCGGACATCCTCCTCAACGGAGACATTCATCAAGTCAACGCTGACAAAGTAGGCGTCACAAGGTCACAGATTAAGGTAATTAGCTACGCTTTTCTGTATGGAGCTGGCGATGAAAAGATCGGACACAGCTATGACAAACAGTTATCTTCCGCGAAAGCGAAGAAGAAAGGCAAGGAAATCAGAGCCGCATATGTTGAGGCGATTGATGGACTCGGTGATCTCCTCGCTGCAACTAAAAAGGCTGCAGAGAGAGGGTACATTAGGTCTATCGATGGTAGAAAAATTGACCTGGATTCGCCGCATAAAGCGCTGAACTACCTGCTCCAGTCAGGAGCCGGAGTGGTCGCGAAGAGGTGGATGGTCATCAATAACAATCACATTAAACAACTAAACCTGTGCTGCTCTCAGCTTGCATTCGTGCACGATGAATTGCAGTTCGAGGTAGATCCAAATCATGCAAAAGACTTATGTTCATCCCTGGTACTCAGCGCTACAGAAGCTGGAGAGTACTACAACCTTCGCTGCAGAATCGATGCAGAAGCCACCACTGGAAACAACTGGAGTGAAACACACTAATGATCTACGGAAAGACAAACGTTAAGGTTGCAAAACCTGCAAAGAAAACACGACAAGGCAATGGACGCAATAGCAAACCATCGCACGGGAGGAAGCTAAAGCGAGGACAAGGATGACTAAACTCCTGATCGACGCTGACTATATTGTTTATAAGAGCTGTGCTGCTGCAGAGTTTGATATTGACTACGGCAATGATGTAATTGTTGTCGGCTCTAAATTTAGCGAGGCGTATGCCAACACTATTAAAGATATCAATCGTATTAAATCCGGTTTCTTTGATGCTGATGTCATTCTTTTCTTTAGTGATTCTATTAACTTTAGGAAACGTGTTGACCCAGCGTACAAAGGTCACCGCAACCGCAAGAAACCCTGTGGTTACAAGCGAGTAATTAACAAGCTCCACGATGACTATAAAGTAATCATCATGCCTGAGCTTGAAGCAGATGACGCTATGGGTGTCTATGCAACATCGAATGATGACTGTATTATCTGCTCACCTGACAAGGATATGAAACAAATTCCTGGCCAGCTGTTCAACATGGATGAAGTGTTCACAATTACGCCAGCGGAAGGCTGGCAATGGTTCTTGATTCAAACACTGTCAGGTGACCAAACTGATGGTTATTCCGGTGCACCAGGGTTCGGTGTAAAAACTAGCGCAAAATTTTTTGCGGAGCATGGATACACCTGGAATAGTGTTACGGACGCATTTATTCAAAAAGGTCTCACAGAAGAGGATGCTTTGAAGAATGCAAGGCTTGCAAAGATCTTAACTGCTGAGGACTACAACAATGGACCTATCTTATGGTCTCCCACCGATGCCTACGACAAAACTGACAATGGAGCAGGAGTTCAAGCTGAGGCGAATTGCTGATCTGCTTGCTAGAGATGTCACAACTAAAGATGACATCATTCCCTTGTTCCTAGATATACAAAAGCACAACTTTATTTTGACCAACAATATTGGTCAATTGTTAGAAGCATGGACCATCCAGCCCACTACACCCGAGGATCTATCGAAGTCTGGGACTTCATCAGAGATCAAGGATTAAATTATCACCGCGGCAATGCTATTAAATATATTTGCAGAGCCGGTTACAAAAGCGTTGCTACGGAAACGCAGGACATCAAAAAGGCTATCCACTATCTTAAAAATGAACTCGAATATCTCGAATCACTGTCGGAGTCAGTCGCTGTCGGATCAAGCAATACAGTTCCGCTCAGCTTATGGAATCCAGAACTCTCCGGAGAACCGGACTATGCAACTGGATTTGATCGCTGAGGAATACAGTGAACTTTGTTACGCTCGTGGCAATGAAGGCTACGAAGAAGAACTAAAAGAGTTAGCAGATTTGGTGTATGTCTGCTTTCAATATGCAGAGAACATGGAGTGGGATCTTGAAGAAGCCATGCACCGTGTTCACAAATCCAACATGTCAAAGCTTGGTTTGGACGGTACACCCATTCGCCGTAAGGACGGCAAGATCCTGAAAGGACCTAACTATCAACCACCTTCACTCACTGATCTAGTAAACAAATGACACCCGCTGAACTGAAAGAAAACCTTATCAAGCAATATAACGAAGTCGTCACCTCCCTCAAGGTATTGGAGGGTGCTATTGCTGCCTGTGATGCATTGCTGAACGAAGAAACCACTGAAGAAGTAACGACTGAAGAAACCACAAATGGCTGAGCTGATCTCTAGAACTGGACGTGTGCAAAGTTGGATTGATGATCCGACTGGACGTTTACCCGTGTCGTGCACGGTATTTGTAGTTGACAATGAAATGGAGGGACCAAATGGAATCGAAGCAAGTTGGAGATTTGCTTCCCACGCTCTCAGAAATGGTGCAGGAGTTGCAGTACATCTATCGCGACTCGATCCCAAGGGATACGAGAGACCGTCAGGTGTCGTTGCGTCTGGTCCTGTTTCATTTGGGAGAATCCTATCAGCTCTTAACGAAACTCTCCGAAGAGGAGGCAAGTACAAGAACGGAGCGATAGTTCTCCATCTTGATGCTAATCATCCTGATGTAGATGAGTTCATTACCGCTCCGCGAGAAGTGCTCCCATGGGTAAAGCGTTGTGTGAATATCACTCAAGAGTGGTGGGATGATATGGATGTTATCACGAGACAAAAATTACTGAAAGCTATTAAAGCTGGTGATATCTGGCTGAACAAAGTTAAGTATGAAGGAAACAAAAGAATCCGTGGAAACGTATGCCTTGAAGTGTACCTGCCATCCAGAGGGACTTGTCTACTACAGCACGTTAATCTTGGAGCAACTGCATTCGACCAAATCCCTGCTGCTTTCATGCAAGGGATGTCGGAACTTTGTGAACTCCATTCAAAGACAGGTGTTGGAGAGACTGGAGAATACCTCCCTTCAGAAACAGATCGACAGGTTGGACTTGGAGTGTTGGGTCTCGCAAACCTCTTGCGAAAGTACAGTGTCACCTACGAACAGTTTGGAAGAGCACTTAAGCAGTTCTTGGCAGGAGTAGAAAAAGCTACTGTTGCTTTTACCTTGGTAAAGAAGATTAACCAAGGCATCCAGGACGCTGCTGGTATTGCACGTCGCTACAACATGGTGCGAGCCTTTGCAATCGCTCCTACAGCGTCTTGTAGCTACCGCTCTAAGGACTCTGACGGCTACACCTGTACGCCGGAGATTGCTCCACCAATTGCACGAACTGTTGACCGTGACTCCGGTACTTTTGGTGTTGAAACATATAACTATGGCGATGTTGAAATCGCTAGTGAAGTTGGTTGGGAAAACTATAAAGCTGTCGCTGACGGCATTATGGAACTCTACCGACGCAGTGGACTTCTACACGGTTACTCGTTCAATTGGTGGTCTGACATGGCTGTCATGGATAACGAGTTCATCGAAGAGTGGCTCCGGTCTCCACAAACATCGCTGTATTACAGCTTGCAGGTGATGGGTGATGTTCAAGATAAATCAAATGCTTATGCTGCTTTGAATGAAAACGAAGTCGATGATTACTTGAGCAGCCTACTAGAGCCTGAGAAAGAACCACAATGTGACTGTGCAGAATGAACCCTTATCAAAAACTAATGGCGCGTAAGCGCAAATGGACACCAGTTAAACCTACAGCTGGTGTCTGCAAGGAAGGTGCGGAGGAAGCTATCTATCGCGCTCTTGCATTAAGGCATATGGAATTACCTGTCGGAGATTTTATTACCGATGCTCTATCCACTGACATACCAGAAGTCTCAAGAGAGATACTCATCCACAATGTACGGGATGAAGAGAACCACGACCTGGCACTCGGTTTCATTGCCGATGCTTACGGCGTTGATGAAAAAGCTGAGAAGGAAGCGATGGCGCTACGAAAGGCGTGGGTGTCGCATCCAGATCACACGGTACTCAAAGCAATGGTTGCCGAGCGTGCGATTTTCTTCGTACTACTCCCATTCTTTCGATTTAATGGTGACGCTGCAATGCGTACAACCTCTGCGGACATAAGTAGAGATGAGCAGATACATGTGGCGACTAATAGCCTTGTGTGTGCTGAGCTTGGACTCGTTCCTTCTCAGTCCCTGGATAAGTTACGCAAGGCAACTATTAACTGGGTGATGCAACCGCTGTCCGCTACAGCAACCGATAAATATTTGAATAAAAAATTTTGGTTGGATTCCAGTGACCGGCTGATGTATGAAGGTAAAGCACCTGAACTATCTGCCACTAAGTCTGCTCGGATGCCAGCATTCTTTGAGCATTCTAATGTCAACCTCCCACAATATGCTTAATCTTCTAGAGACTGTTGGCCTGCAATCACAGCAGGTCCTTGAGTCTTTAGATCAAACTTTTCCACCTGTTAACCCCACACCTGACATGGCGATTGAACAGATCATGTATCGAGCTGGTCAACGTCATGTTGTGGAGTGGATCAAACAACAAATGGAGCAAGAATAATGTGCTTTTTACAACCTAAGGCACCTAAGCCACCGCCGCCGCCGCCCCCACTTCCTCCTGCACCAGCTCCACCACCGCCGCCCCCGAAGCCTGCACCTGCACCTAAGCAGGCACAGCCTGTAGGGTCACAGCCGGACTTGCGAGTAGGTGCACAGAAGAAAGCAGCTACACAAAAGAATAGAGTTACATCTAATTCTCTGCGCAGCACACTGAATATTAGTGGCAGTGAGGGAGGATTGAACTCATGAGGGCAAGGCTACGATATAACGAACTACAGAGTGAACGTCAGCAGTTCCTTGACATCGCTCATGAATGTTCGCAGCTAACGCTGCCTTACCTAATCAAACGTCAAGACGATAATTCTCAGCATAAAAAGCTGACTACGCCTTGGCAAAGTATTGGAGCCAAAGCAACAGTGACACTTGCATCTAAGCTGATGCTAGCTTTGCTGCCTCCACAGACAAGTTTCTTCAAACTACAAATCAGAGATGATAAGTTGGGTGAGGAGATTGATCCACAGATTCGTAGTGAACTTGACCTGTCCTTCTCTAAGATGGAGAGGATGGTCATGGACTATATTAATGCATCTAATGATCGTGTTGTAATTCACCAAGCCATCAAACACCTTGTTGTAGGTGGTAACTCTCTTATCTATATGGGTAAGGATGGTCTTAAGAACTACCCACTAAATCGTTATGTAGTGGACCGCGATGGCAACGGTAATGTCATTGAGATTGTCACTAAGGAACTTATTAGTCGTAAACTGCTTGGCCTTCCTGAACCGTCTGATCACAAACCCAATGAGGTAAGTGCTGGTGGTGGTTTAAATGGCAGAACAGGAACGAACACATATGATGATGATTGTGAAGTATACACTCACGTCAGACTAGACAAGAGCAACGGTCGCTGGACATGGTATCAAGAAGCTGAGGATAAGCAGCTGCCTGATAGCCGTGGTACATCGCCTAAAAATGCATCACCTTGGCTGGTACTTAGATTCAATAATTTTGATGGTGAAGCCTACGGTCGTGGCCGTGTCGAAGAGTTTCTTGGTGACCTTAAGTCACTCGAAGGACTCTCTCAGGCACTCGTAGAAGGCTCTGCAGCCGCAGCTAAGGTTGTCTTCCTTGTCTCACCATCTAGCACACTAAAACCACAGTCTCTAGCGCAAGCTGGCAACGGCGCAATCATTCAGGGTAGACCTGAAGATGTGCAGGTTGTACAGGTTGGTAAGACTGCTGATTTCAGGACTGCCTATGACTATGCTAATCAGCTGGGTCAACGCATTCTTGATGCATTCATGGTACTGAATGTCAGACAGTCTGAACGCACGACTGCAGAAGAGGTTCGCTTGACGCAACTAGAACTTGACAGCCAACTTGCTGGATTGTTCAGCCTGCTAACAGTTGAGTTCCTCAAACCATATCTTGATCGTACGCTGATGGTACTGCAACGCAGTGGTCAGCTACCCAAACTACCCAAAGGCATTGTCCGACCACAGATCGTGGCTGGTGTTAATGCATTGGGTCGTGGTCAAGATAGAGAAGCACTGATTCAGTTCATCACAACCATTGCACAGACAATGGGTCCAGAAGCTATTCAGAGGTTCATCAACCCTGATGAATACATTAAGCGTCTGGCTACTGCACAAGGTATTGATGTGTTGAACCTAGTCAAGAGTATGTCTGACATCCAGAATGAGATGCAAAAACAGCAGCAACAAGTTGCACAGCAAGAACTGCTTAAGCAAGCTGGTCAGTTTGCATCATCACCGATGTTGGATCCAAGTAAAAATCCACAAGCACAGGAGATGATAGATGGATTCACCCAAGGAGCCGCGCAAGCGGACCCGAACCCGGAAGGTTAATCAGCCACCTAATGAAAAGGTAGAGCTGACAGTAGAAGAACCTATTGCACCTGAAAATAAGTATGCACCTAAACCTAAGATCGGTGCAAATCGTCCGAAAAACATTGTCAACACTGTCGGACTTGGAAACCTAAAAGTAGATACAGTTAATGGCTACACTGACGTATGATCCCACTCCAGCTGATCAGCCTGAGTTTACTGAAGCAGAACAAGAAGCAATAGCAATTGGTGAAGCTGCTGCTAAGGAACAAGAAGCTGCATATGCTGGTAAGTTTAAAGATGCAGAAGAGCTTGAGAAAGCTTACATCGAACTACAAAAGAAACTTGGAGAGTCCAATGAAAATGAGGAGCTGCGGGAGCAAGAAGAAACCCCCGAAGAAGAAGTAGAATCCAACCCTGCTATTGATCTGATTACTGAAGCATCACAGTTGTATGCAGAAAATGGTGAGCTGACTCCTGAAGTGATGGAACAGTTCACCTCTATGTCTAGTACAGATCTGGTTAATGCATACATTGAGATGCAAGGAAACCTGCCACAAGCTGAGTCACCTGACCTTACTGAGGGTGAGGTGAATCAGATTCAGAACTCAGCAGGTGGTGAAGAAGGTTACAAACAACTGATGGCATGGTCTGGTGAGAACCTTGATCAAGCTGATATTGAAGCTTTCGATGCTTTGGTGGAATCAGGTAATGCACGACTCATTCGTCTTGCTGTATCTGGTCTCCGGTCAGAGATGGAGAAGGCAGTTGGATTTGACGGTGAGATGGTTACTGGTCGTGCACCTAATCAACCTGCTGACGTGTTCCGTAGTCAAGCGGAAGTTGTAAAAGCAATGAGTGATCCTAGGTATGACCGTGATCCTGCTTACCGTAATGATGTGTTCGAGAAACTATCACGTTCTGATATCGACTACTAATGTCTAAGAATGTAAGCCTGAAAATGGGCAAACATAAATCCCGTAGCGGTGGCCTGACTGCTGCGGGTCGTCGTAAGTACAACAGGGCGACTGGCTCAAACCTGAAAGCACCACAGCCTGGAGGAGGTCCACGTAAGCGGTCCTTCTGTGCAAGGTTTCGTGGAATGAAAGGACCTATGAAAAAACCTAACGGCAAGCCAACCCGTAAAGCATTGGCACTTCGCAGATGGAAATGTTAACCATGAAACAAAGACTAGATAAAAGTTGTTGGAAGGGTTACGAGAAGAGAGGTACTAAAGTTTCTTCACGTAGTGGTACAAAAACCCGTGTTAACAACTGTGTAAAAAAAGGTACTCCTAAAAAGAAAAAGTAATTAATTGTGGTGGGTGGGTTGGTTCTAAACATACTTAATTTACATGACCGCATTAATTCAACAGCAGTCTCGTTCTAATTGGGATGAGTTCTGCAGCTGGGTAACCAGCACTAATAACCGGTTGTATGTTGGTTGGTTCGGTGTCCTTATGATCCCGACACTTCTGGCAGCAACCATTTGTTTTATCACTGCATTCGTTGCAGCACCACCAGTAGATATTGATGGAATCAGAGAACCAGTCGCAGGCTCCCTCCTTTATGGAAACAACATCATATCGGGAGCCGTCGTTCCGAGCAGCAATGCCATCGGACTACACTTCTACCCAATTTGGGAAGCTAATTCACTTGATGAATGGCTCTACAACGGAGGTCCATTCCAGCTTGTCGTTTTCCACTTCCTCATTGGTATCTATTCTTACATGGGACGAGAATGGGAACTTAGCTATCGACTAGGTATGCGTCCCTGGATCTTTGTTGCTTACTCAGCTCCAGTTGCTGCAGCTTCTGCAGTCTTCCTTGTGTACCCATTTGGACAAGGATCTTTTAGTGATGCTATGCCTCTAGGTATCAGTGGAACATTTAACTATATGCTCGTTTTCCAAGCCGAACACAATATTCTCATGCACCCATTCCATATGCTTGGTGTCGCTGGTGTATTTGGTGGCGCTCTCTTCTCAGCTATGCATGGAAGTCTCGTCACATCCTCGCTTATTAGGGAAACTACCGAGCAAGAATCCCACAACAATGGATACAAGTTTGGTCAAGAGGAAGAGACCTACAATATCGTTGCGGCTCACGGATACTTTGGACGACTAATTTTTCAATATGCTAGCTTTAACAATTCTAGGTCACTGCATTTTTTCCTCGCAGCATTCCCAGTTATCGGTATCTGGTTTACCTCCCTCGGCGTCAGTACCATGGCTTTTAACCTCAATGGATTCAACTTCAATCAATCCATTAATTCAAGTGAAGGTCATGTGGTGAACACCTGGGCTGATGTGCTGAACCGTGCCGGTCTTGGTATGGAAGTGATGCACGAAAGAAATGCACACAACTTCCCACTGGATCTCGCTACTGCCAGCACAACACCAGTAGCACTGAACACTTCTTTGATTGGATAAAAGTATCTTTTCTAATTAATTATTATGCCTTATAATCCAACCTCCTCAGGACTCACAGTTGAATATGTAGTTAAGACAACAGGTGATCGCTTTTTTATTCCAGTGAATGCTCCTGAAGCATCAATGGCTAATCAACGTGCTCAATGCCTTAAGGTCGCTCCTAATGGTACTGAGAAAGTAGCAACTTAATAAAACTAGGCTGATGGTGTAGGACGGGTTCGACTCCCGTCCCAGTCATTGGTAGAGCCGCTAAGGCGACAACTCTACCGTGCACGGTAATGAAAAGACCTTAACATTTTCAATAAAAAATTTTGCTAGCAAGAAAAACTATAACTTATCTTTATTTACAATAATGGCTAATTCTGTTATTACCCCTATTGGTTCTATTAACTCGAACCCCTCTACTATTGCACTTACGCAAGGTGGAGCTAACTATGATGCTAAGTACGCAACTTACCTGAAGCTTTTTTCTGGTGAGATGATCAAGGCCTATGAGTCTGCATGTATCGCCAAAGGTACTGTGCAGTCCCGTACCCTGCGTAACGGTAAGTCCCTGCAGTTCATCTACACGGGACGTATGACCGCTGACTACCACACTCCTGGTACTCCTATTCTTGGTTCCGGTGATCCTCCGGTGGCCGAGAAGACCATCGTGATGGATGACCTGCTCGTCAGCTCTGCATTCTTGTATTCCTTGGACGAAACTCTGGCTCACTACAGCCTTCGTTCTGAGATCTCTGCCAAGATCGGTCACGCTCTTGCTGAGGCTTATGACAAGAAGATCTTCCGCATGATTGCTAAGTCTGCTCGTGAAGCTCATCCCATCACTGCATCTCCTGGTCCTGAGCCCGGTGGTTCTGTGATCAAGCTTGGTGCTGGTAACGAGTTCAACGCTCAAGCTCTGGTTGATGCCTTCTTCGAAGCTGCATCTATTCTTGATGAGAAGAACGTTCCTACCTCTGGTCGTTTTGCTGTCCTGTCTCCTCGTCAGTATTACGCACTCATCTCTCAGGTTGATACCAACATCCTGAACCGCGACTTTGGCAACAACTCTGGCAGCCTCACCTCTGGTGAAGGTCTGTATGAGATCGCTGGTATCTCCATTCGTCGTTCAAACAACCTGCCTTTCATGGCTGGTAACGTTGCTCGTGTGAATGGTGAGAACAACGACTATAGCGGTGACTTCACTAGCCACTGTGGTCTCATCTACATGCGTGATGCCGCTGCTGTTGTCGAAGGTATTGGTCCTCAAGTCCAGACCACTGGATCTGATGTGAACACCATGTACCAAGGTGACGTTGTGGTTGGTCGTATGGCTATGGGTGCTGGCATCCTGAACCCTGCTGCTGCTATCGAACTGCAAGCTGCTTGATGGAGTCGTGACACATGGCTTCTAATCTGAATGCTGGTGTCGGACAACATGCAACTGTTACTAATAAAACTGGAAAAGCCGGTTCTGTATCTCAGAACCCGGCTCCTCCGGTTGAGGCTGGTAACAACTCTGCTAAGTCTGCTTACACCACAGTGAGTTCTACGGCACCCCTCGTGTCAATGCCTACCTTCGGTTCGATTGCAACTGCTTCTCTGACTACTTCTGTTTCTACTAAAGCAGACGGTACTCAGACTGCTGTCGCAACTACCGTTGTTGGTTCAGGTACAGGCGCAACTGTCACTTACACTGTCGCATCTAGCTCAGCAAGTAATCTTTCCATCGTTTCTGCTGGAACTAATTACGTTGTTGGTGATGTGTTGACAGTCGTTGGTGACACAAGCGTCACTGTTACTGTTAATTCTGTTGCATAATTATGGCTACTACTACTCGTTTTTCCGTCGCTAAGACCAAGAAAAGCTACTCCGCACAAGGAGTTGATGCTGTTCTGGGTTCTACCGTGAAGAGTGAAACTGAACAGTGGACTGGCGGTCTTGCCTATCCTCCTTCAGGTAACACTTCTCGGCTTGCTCCGACTTCCTGATTTATACCGGACCCTCTTCGGAGGGTCTTTTTTTTACCTTTTATTGAGATTGATATTCAATGAACACTAGCATTCAAACTGAGACCGAACTCTCCAGCGTCAACTCAATACTAGGGAGCATCGGGCAAGCACCTATCAGCCGTATCTACAACAATAGTGGTACTGCACTTACATATGTCAACCCTGAAATTTCATATATTCATCAGATCCTCATGGAGGTTAATACTGATGTACAGAATGAAGGATGGGTTTTTAATCGCGAACTGAATTATCCACTTACCCCTGATTCTAATGGAGAGATTATTGTACCAGCAAATGTTCTCCGTATGGATATGCACGATAACGCTACTTATCGGACTACTGATTTTGTATTAAGAAACGGAAAACTATACGATAAGTATAACCATACCTTTAAGTTTGATCCTCAAGTAAAGATCTGCTTTGATATTACTTGGAAGTGGGATTATGAAGAACTACCTTCGGTATTCAAGCGTTATATCACTCTACGTGCTAGTGGTCGTGCTGCTACACAGCTGGTTACCAACCCTCAGCTGGTACAGCTTTTAGGTTCGCAAGAGTCACAAGCACGAGCATCATGTCTGGAGTACGAATGTAATCAAGGTGACCATAGTATCTTTGGTTTTCCAGATGGATCAATTTATAGAAGCTATCAACCTTACAGAGCCCTTGCACGATGAGCAGCGTTTCACAGATTATTCCTAACTATGCAACTGGTGGTATTTCTGACCAACCAGACGAACTAAAAAAACCAGGCCAGCTAAGGGATTGTCTGAATGCTTACCCTGATCTTGTACATGGTCTGTATAAAAGACCTGGCTTCCAGTTGTTGAAAGAATTTTTATATGATGAGTGTACCCAATCTAATACACCGCAGAATGGTACGTGGTTTCCATTTATTAGACAAAATACTATAACCAAGACCCAAGAAAACTATTTGTTTTATATCAATCAGGCTGGTAGCTTTCATGCCTATGATATGAATGGAAATAATGTAGATGTATTTTATAGTCAGGAACCGCTTACTACTAAGCAAATCAACGAAGGTAATATAGATTTCAACCAACTACTTATTTGTGAGCGTTATCCTTACTTTGCCCATACAGAAAACAATGGACTAAAGGCCGTCACTGTTAACAATTTTACAGTAGTCACTAATCCTGAGAACATTGTAACTACATCTAAAAGTGATAACAGAAGACCATTTGAAGCGTTTATAGAAATTACTCAACTCGTTTATGGTAGGGAGTATCTTCTTGGTATTGACCTACTTAACAATACAGCACCTAATGCTCAGTATACTGTGGCTACTAAAATCAATCTAATTGATGTAGTTAACACTCGCAAGGATGTCAATGAAGATCCTTCTTGTCCTGCGCAGTTTAATCAAATTATTACGTTTGATGATACTTACGAATTTAGAGGTGGTAGGCGTGGTCAGCAAGGTTTGCAGATCAATATCAACACAGTCGGCGTCCAGGTACAAGGCAAAAACAACGTTAAATGTAGATATCGAACTACACTTGATCTTCTAGCTGGCGGTACTAATTGGAGAAAGGGCGACCAAGTTCTGGTATCCCAATCTGGTGCAAAAGGTAAACCAAGGCCAACTGGTAATGATATTTATTACATTATCGAAGTTACTGAAGTAAAAACTGTATACGCATCTAATCAGTATGCAATTACAGGTGTCACCACACCTAGCAGCGGTAATGTTGTAGTTAAGATTAACGATGTTCTGACACAGTTAAAAACGCAAATTCAAAACAATACCCCTTTGCTAGCTGCAAAGATAGACATTGTAGGCAACGGGTTATATATACATCATCACGAAGCATTCACTGTTTCTACAAGTGAAAAGGATTTAATGAATATCCTGAGTAACACAGATGAGGATCAAAATAACCCTTATGTTGTCGTTAATAATGTATCTCGACTTCCTATTGAATGTAAGGACGGTCTTGTTGTCAAGGTGGCTAATTCCTTCTCTGATGATGATGACTATTTTGTTCAGTTTAAATCTAATTATGGTGAGGTAAGCTCTGGTCAAGGAGAAGCCGCAACTGGTTATTGGGAAGAAGTAGCAGAGCCTGGTTCTAACACTATTCTGAACTCATCAGATATGCCTCATGTCATTATCTTTGCTAATAAAGCTAATGGCGATCCAGCTTTTATTGCATCTGCCGTTGATTATAACAACAGGACTTGCGGTAGTGATGATTTTAATCCTAGTTTTGTTGATAGCCCTATATCTAATGTTCACTTCTACAGAAACAGACTTGTATTTCTGAGCGAAGAGAATGTCGTTATGTCAAGTGCTGGCGATCTATTTAATTGGTTTCCCTCTTCTGCTCTAGGTGTGTCATCCAGTGATCCTGTTGATCTTAGTGTTTCTACTAACTTTAGCTCAGTTCTGCAAGATGCTATTGTTATCAACAGTGGCATGATTCTGTTTAGTAAGTATCAGCAGTTTAGGCTGGATACATCCAACGACATCCTGAGTCCCAGTACTGCCAAGATCTCTGAGATAAGCAGATATGAGTTTGATATTGAGACTAGACCATTTGCCCTAGGAACCAACATTGGTTTTATGGGATTGTCTACGACACACAGCACGTTCTATGAACTGACTAATGTGTTTGACCAAGGTCCTGTTGATGTTATCGAAAGAAGCAAGATTATAAGTAAAACTATTCCTCCTGGTATGAATCTCATTGCTGATTCTAAAGAAGCTAATGTTGTATTTGTAGGTAAGTTTGATTCTGATATCGTGTATGGCTACCGTTATTTCACTGAAACTAATCAGAATAGTATTCAAAGCTGTTGGTTTAGATGGCAGCTGCCTGGTAACTTAGCTCAACACTTTGTTATTGATGGTGACTACTATTGTGTTGTTGAAGGTGACGACGGATTTAGTAAATTTATTAAACTTGCTCTAGATAAACTACCTACTGATGGTCCATTCTACGACTACTGGCAGACAGATGCTACTCAATCAGCACTAACTCAGAAGACGTATAAATTTAAACTTGACTTCCCTACTATCAATTTACTTAAGGCTGAGCAAGGTCAGTTCAGATCAGATACGACTGCATCTCTTGTAGTGCATAGATGTAATTGGAATTTTGCTGACATTGGTAGCTATCAATTTATTGTCTCTAGAGATGGCATGGATGCATACACAGTGTTGTATGAATCTAGATATATGGATGAGTACCTAGCTGGAGAAGATCCCTTGGTTACAGAGGTTGAAAGAACAGTTCCTGTGTACACAAGAAATAACAACCTTAGCATTTCTCTTGAGTCTGAGTTTCCACATCCATTAGTTCTGCGTTCTATGAGATGGGAAGGAGATTATAATCAACGCTATTACAAACGTGTCTAAATTTATTCACCCATGTACATTGGAGGCCGCCTATCAGGTTGCCTCTCAGTTACGCGAGGATGACCGTAGAGAGTGCGAAGAGGGTCACGGCAGTATTCCTACTATCCACATCCCTCTTGCCTCTTCAGAGTGCTTCTGCGTATCTTTCAACGTGCCTGACGGCAGGATTGCCGGTCTGGCTGGTATTTATAAGGATGGTCAGATATGGATGTTATGTACACCAGCCATAGAAGACTTCCCGCATCATTTTGCAAGAGAGGCTAAACGCTTTATTGACAGGCGTCCTGAGCCTTACCTGTGGAACATCGTTGACAAGAGGAATACCGTCCACATCAAACTACTTAAATTTCTAGGTTTCACGCTACACGAGGAAGTGAGGCATGGTCCTAACAACTTACCCTTTATACGATTTGATAAATGTGCAGTGCAACCGCATTAGGTGTTGCTTCATTCGGAGTATCAGCAGTTGGAGCCATTGGACAACACCAGTCCGCACAAGCTCAGGCTGATGCTCAGAACAAAGCAGCCAGCAACAACTACAAACATAAGATGAAGGTTCGTGAGCGTAACTGGGATCGTGAACGCTTCCGTTACAACACAAACCTCGTCCAGTACCAACGTAATCTAAGTGAAAATGCTTTAGCTGCTAACCGTGCCTACGCAAGTGAACAGCAAAAGCTAAATAATATTTATAAGCAAGCGTCATTTAGGAATCAAGCTAACCTCGCGCAATTAGTACAAGGATCTGATAAAGCCGCTGCAGCTGGCATGACTGGAAGATCAGCACAGCGACTAGACAATCAGATTGTTAGTCAGTTTGGTCGTAACCAAGCCATCGCTGCTGAGTCTTTATTTGGTGCAGGTATGGCTTATCAGGACCGTGTTGGATCTATCAACAGGTCACTGCAGGGAGATAACAACAGGGCGTATCAAAACGTTGCTGTCCAACCGATGCCAGATCTTGCTTCACCGCCACCTGTCATGACACCTGGACCGTCACCACTTGGCTTGGTTGCGGGTCTTGGTGGTGCTGCTCTTGGAGGCATTGGTACATATAACGAGCTTGTACCAGCAGATAAACAAATTGGTTATACAGCATCGTAACTATGGAACAAGATCAATTTCAAATATACGGTAATGGTGTGCAGTATCAGACTGTGCATCAGGTTGACTTGATTCCTGCTATTGACAAGGAACAAGCAAGACAACGTGCAGGTGATCAAGAATTCTTGGCAGCAGTCCGTGAAAACAACAGACAAAGAGTAGAAAATGCCAAGCTTGCTGAACGGGATCTTCAAGCACTAAGTAAGTTTAGTGGAAAACTTGTAGACTTTTTAGTAGATAACCAGAAAAAGCAAAATAAGCGGGATCATGCGGCTGGTATTGAAATAGGGTTGCAAAGACATCGAGAAGGCACCCTTAATACTACCAGCTTTGATGAAGGGCTTGAGGTTGCTAAAGAACAAGATGCTATTGCTAGTGAAGTTGAATCTGATGTACTGAACAACAGTGGCGCAAACTATGAGGCTTCTGCCAACATTGGCAAAAACACAGCCTGGAAACAAGTAGGCATTCGCGAAGGCTTTGCTTTAGGTGCTGTTAGTGGTTACTCAACTTTTGTAGATCAGAGACTTGGCGATAAAACTTTTGCATCATCAGCTGAATATGCTGCAGCCTTGTCAAAAGTAAGGCAAGAATTTTATATCGAGGCCGGTTTGGCTGGAAAAGATTCATCTCTTAGGCCAGAGTTTCTAGTAAATAATGTTTATAAACAACTGACCAAGGATGATGCAGTATTGATGCGTAAGTGGCAGAAGCAATTCTCCATTGATGATTCTTTTAAACGACAGGCTGAGGCATCTACAACACTTCTAGCTACTAAAGATGTTCCATCATTTCTGAATTCTACACGCAATACTGTTGATGAGAACGGTCAACCTCTAGGTTTTTCAGGTGCGTGGGGTCTGTTTGAAACTGAACTAACTGATGGTATTGCCGCCGGTAAATATTCAGAAGGTGACCTCATTCTAATGGAAAGTCAGCCTATCCCTGGTGACCCTAAAGGTCGTACCTATGGTGAACTTTATGCAACTAGGTTTGGTAAGATCCGCAGAAAGGCTGCTGCACAGAGACGGAAAGATTGGGAAAACGAAGAGACTGATCGTAGGCAAGAATTTGAGCAGGCTGAGCAAGAGTTAGTCGATTCTTTTATTGATACAGCTGATACAGATGGGTTCACTGATGATCAGATTGATGATGCTATCAATACTCTTCGAGACGAATACGGTATGGAGAGTAGTGAACTTACAGCTTTGAAAACATCTACTGTTGATGCTAAGCAACGTGAGGTTCAGGAAGATCAAATTGAAAATCTCGTAGCTAATAATCTTCTCACTACAGACCGACTTAAGCGTTTTGATCCAAAACTGCAAAAGAAATACTTGACTGTTGCTCAGACTACTGACAAATTACTTGAAGCAAATGGTGGAAATCTAAAGGTCCAGCTTGATGCCATCGAAGATATGGTTGAGGACAAAGCTAACGTTACTAGAGATAGTAAGAAGCATCATACTGTTGGACTTATGGTTGCTCGGCAACAACAAAAGTTTCAGAAGCTTGTTACTGATTACGCGGTTGGTGGGAGTAATGATCCTGTAGGTGATGCTTTCAGGCAAGTTGAAGCTGAGTTCGAGTCTGTAAAGCAATCTGCCAATGGTTATGCACATGAGTTTGCATTTGACAGAGGAGGTGTACAACTAGCTCAGGAAGAGATGGACTATCGAATCAGGTTTATTGATACCAACCTTAAGTCGTATGGCAGCAATGCCATTGATATGCCAAATACTTTTTTCTCGCAAGATGCATTGAAGAATATGGTCAAAGGTTTTGGTTCTGATAACTGGACTACTGACCCACAGATTGATTATATCGCAGACAAGTTAGGTGTAGATCCACTCACGGTTTTAAACAGACAATTAAAGGCTAACGGAATGGATGCATTACCTCCTAGTCCTGCTATTGAGGTAGTTAATAAACTAACTCCTACACAGCAACGACTGCTTAATAAATATAAAACTCCTGATAGATCTACTAGAGGTCTTATGGGAGTATCTGAGTTCACGCCAAACATCGTGCCTAAGGGTTATGGTTCTTTGGTTGAATCAGCTGCTAAAAAGCACAACATCGATCCAGCTATTTTATCTGGTCTTATTGAAACTGAGTCAGGTTGGAACCCTAACGCTATTAGCCGTTCAGGTGCTAAAGGTTTGACCCAGTTTATGGATCCAACAGCAGCAGAATTTGGAGTCAATGTATTTGACCCAGCTTCTGCAATTGATGGTGGTGCTAGGTATCTTAGATATCTTATTGATTATTTTAATGGCGACATGCGTCTTGCCATTTTTGCTTACAACGGTGGTATGGGTAACATCCAAAAGTTTGGCGGTCCTATCCCTGGCAGTAGGGAAAACCAAGAATACTATGGAAAGGTTATTCGTAATGCTGGTAAGTATGGTTATGGAAAGCAAGCTCTCCGTGACCCTGCAATACTTAGACCCTCAATATTATGAGCGATCCTATTAATGACATCTTTAACGGTACGCCGGACGGGATTGATCAGGACGAACTATTAGAAATGCAGGCTGCTACTCAACAAAGAGCAGCCGATGCAGAAACACTAAAGACTGAAGTAGAGGAGAAGCCTCAATACGATGTAGCTCCTGACTCTAAAAGTAAGTCAGAGCCTGATGTAAAACCTGAGCCTGCTAAGGCAGAACAGGTAAAGAATGAACGGATGTCTGTAGATGACATCCTTGCTGGTAAAGGTCCTGTGATGCCTGGTGAGGCAGTTGCAACAGGTACTATTGACTGGGGTGTAGATCTTATTAACAAGATCCCTGGTGTCAGTATTCCTAAATTACCAAAGTACCAGGATGAAGTAGCGACATCCATTAGAGATATTTCTAGTGTTGTCGTTCCTACAGTTGGTCTGACACTAACTGGTGTTGGTGCTCTGCAAGCTGCTGGTAAGGGCTCCAAGATTGCAGCTTTGTCTGACCCTTTTGTTAAGTATTTAGCAACTACAAGTGCCAGCGCTGGTATCGGTGCTGGTGTTGATTTTGTTGCAGAAACAAATGAAAGAGACGACAATGTACTTGGCACACTGAAAAAGTCTTTTCCCAAAACTTTTGGTTGGGTGCCTGATGACCTTGCTACCCTTGATTCTGATAGTCCTGATGTTAAGCGTGCTAAGAACGTCTATGAAGGCGTTGGTCTTGGTATCTTCACTGACATTATTGGTGGTGCTGTCCAGTTAGCGGCAAAACTTGCGGGTTCTAAAGCTGCTACGCGATGGATTCCTGAATCAGAAAAAGCAAAGACATGGCTAAAGAACAACACACCTGATACTGCTGAAGATGTAATTGAAAAGGGCGTTGCTAAGCGTACAGAAGATCTTGACAACCTTGGTGGTTATAACTTCTCTAAGGCACAGAACCTAGATGAACCTATCTTTGGCGTACATGACCTGTACGGTTATGAAGAGATGGGTATTAGGACTGCTGATGACATGGGTATTGTTGGTGCTTCTGTTGACCTTGTTCGCGTTCAAAACAATCTAGATACCTCATATGGTCGTCTGGGTAGTGGAATGACTGAGCCTGCACTGAAGTATTCACTTGAAGGTGTAGAAGAATACACTAATGTGATGAAGGGTTTAAGGTCAACTCTTTCTGATGCAGGTGAATACGGTTACAGACTAAACAATGGTAAGTACATTAATTCTAAAACTATCCGTGATTCTGGTGAAGATTTAGCTGAATCACTGGGTTACCTGTCGAACAAAGAACTCGCTCGTCAATTAGACAGAATGAAGGTAGGTATCAACCCTGACACAGGTGCACCGATGATGTCATCTGAGGGAATGACTGCTGTCAAGTTGATGCTTAAGAAGTCAATGCAAGAGTTTGGCCTTGCAACCGATGGTGTTGCTGATTCGCTACTTCGTGTCTCTATGGCTGGTCAAGTCTCTGACATGGCAGAGGGTATGCGTTATGCAGAAGGTACTGCTGGTGTTTTGCGATCCCAAGAACAAATCTTGGATCGTATTGAACTACTGATGGTGGCTAATGGTGAGACCGGAAAGCAACGTGGTCTGCTGCTGAACTTGATGAATGTATTCAAGCGTGGTGATAAACCCCCTACCCCTGCAGAACTGCGTCAACGTGGTGCTGATGTAATCAAGCAACTTCAAGCAGAAGCTAAAGCTACCCGCGCCACATTGCAGGAGATCAAAGTCAAGAACCCTGAAATGCTTGATCCTCTGATGCTTGCATATGAGGCTAGCAACGGTTCAGTAAAGACTATTGATGCTCTTAATAACTACTTCCGCCAATCAACTGGTGTTCTCAAAAAGGCAGTTATAGACGTGCAACCAGACATTCCTTCTGTAATCATGCAGGGTTTCTGGTCTAACGTTTACAACAGCACACTGTCTGCTTTTGCTACACCTATTAAAGCTGTCGCTTCTGCAGGTGCCTTACTTATTGAACGTCCTGTAGCTACGTTTGCTGGCGCTTTGGCTCACCGTGATGGCTACACCTTACGAAGAGGTTTCTATCAGTATTCAGCCTTTACAGAGGCTATGCAAAATGGTATGAAGTACTTCGGTGAGACCATGACTCGCTCAGCTAAAGACCCTACATATGCGGGTGTTGCTGGTCGTGAGATGTTGGTCCGAAAAAACCAAAAGCAGATTGAGATCCTTAATTCCTATGCAGATGCTAAGGCTAAGAAGGGAGAATTCGGACCACAGGCATTGATGGCTCAGGTCGAAGAGATTCAAGCTCTTGCTGACCATCCTTGGTTACGCTTTGGTACGCGCCTTATGCAGGCTACAGACGGCTTTACACAGGCCGTTATTGGTGTTGCTGAAGCTAGAGGTAGAGCATTTGATGCTGTCAACATTGGTTCTGTAAAACCAGACGATATCCAATCTGCTTACGAAAAGGCATACAAAGAGAGTTGGGGCAAGGATTCTATGGGTCGAGTGATTATCACTGACAAGGCTGTTAAACAGGCTTCTGGTGAGATCGCTATGAACCTGGATAACAAGCTTACCGATGGTCTTTCTGCATTCTTAAACTACGTGCCTGGTCTTCGTCCGTTCCTTCTGTTTAATAAGACACCTGTCAATATGATCCAGTTGTTCGGTACACACAACCCAGTAGGTGTGTTTGCCAATCAGCTTAATGCATTCAGCCTTCCGTTTGAGCAGATGCCTATTCAAAAGGTAGAAAATCTACTGTCATCCAGAGGTATTCCTATGGATGAATTTGCTGAGGCTAACTACAACGCGATTAGAGCTGAGCTAAAAGGTCGTAAAGCTATCGGTGCTCTGGCAACTATGAGTGCTGTTGGGTTATTCATGAACAGCCGTATTACTGGCAACGGTCACTATGACCGACAAAAGCAGCGTGTACGTCGTGATATGGATTGGAAGCCTAGGTCAATTAAAGCTCCTGGTGGTAACTGGGTTAGCTACGACAACCTTGGTCCTTTTACTGATTGGCTGGCATTGACTGCTGACATCATGGATAACTTTGATTCTCTTGATGAAAACAGCCTCGCTACTAATCTAAACGCTGTGGGTTTTGTTCTCAGTGCATCGATTACTGACAAGTCAATGCTTGCTGGTATCGAACCTCTCTATGACATCTTGTCCGGTAACCCTGCTGCTATTAACCGTTGGGCATCATCATTCTTACCTTCTACTGTGTTCCGTGGATCCAGTCAGATGGCTGAGCTTACCCGTCTAATCAGTCCTGAGCTGCGTGTTGTCGAAGAAAATCTTTTTGCAATGATGGCTAACAGAACACCTGCAAAAGGTATGTTGCCAGAGCAGTATGACTGGTTTGATGGTGACTTAATTAATGAACCTGGTAACTTTATTGCTCGTGTCTACAACACCTACAGTCCTTGGAAGGTAAACGGAAAGATCAGCGATGAGAAACAATTCCTGATGGATATCGAGTATGACCACCGTCCGTCAATGATGACTGATGGTCAAGGTCTGAAACTCACTATTGCAGAACAAGCACAGGTCTATAAGTACATTGGTCAAGACGGAACATTCAAAAAGGCTGTTCAAAAAATCATGCAGACTGTAGATGGTAAAAAGTTTAGGGCTGCCTTCAAAGAAGCCCGTGATAATAACGAGCAGCCTCCACGTCTCCAAGACTTTGGCAGTATCCATATCATGCTTGATAAGGAGCTAAATCTTGCTAAAGAAGCAGCTATCCACAGGATTAATGAAGAATCTGGTGGTGAACTAAATCAACGTCGATTTGAGCAAGAGCTAGATCGTCAGAACAATAGGACAACAGAACTATTAATCCCTACTAGATAATCATGACACTGTGTTCTAATAACACCCCTTCAACAAACGAATACACCGGCAACGGTGCAATAACTGAATATTCAATTACATTTCAATATTATAGTCAATCAGATATTTTTGTAGCTTTTTATGATACAGCTGCAGAAGCATGGGTGTCTGTTAGTAATTCTAACTGGTCCTTCCTTAATCCTACCGTTATTAAGTTCAATACTGCACCAGCAGATAACCAAAGGATTTTAATCTATCGTTGCACTGATATTGATCCGTTACCAGCTGAATTTTTCCCTGGTAATTCTATTAAAGCAGCAGATCTAAATAACAATTTCTTTGTTATGAAGTCTGCTATTGAGGAGATTAATACTCAATCTGGTAGCAGTGACACACTAGCACAAAGCGCAAAAGCTACAGCTGATGCTGCAAATGCTAAGGCGGATACTGCTATTGCGACTGCTAATACAGCAGATACCAACGCAACTACTGCTGTAAATACAGCAAATACAGCGACTTCGACAGCAAATACAGCTAATACTACTGCTAATGCAGCTGACACTAAAGCTGATACTGCTATTACAACCGCTAACAGTGCTTCTACTGCGGCTGGAACAGCATTAACTAATTCTCAAACCGCTATATCAACTGCTAATACAGCTGCAACTGATGCTAGTTCAGCTGTGACAACTGCTAATGCAGCTGATACTAAAGCAGATACTGCTATTTCGACTGCTAATACAGCTTCAACCAATGCTAGCTCAGCTGTAACAACTGCTAACTCAGCAGACACTAACGCAACCACCGCTTTGAATGCGGCTAACAGTGCCACATCAACAGCAAACACAGCGCTTTCTACAGCTAATACAGCTAACACCACTGCTAATACTGCGAACACCACTGCTAATACTGCTAATACTGCTGCTACTGCCGCTTCATCTGATGCTAGTGCAGCCGTGTCAAGTGCTAATGCTGCTGTTACCACGGCTAATACAGCGGACACTAACGCAACTACTGCTCTAAATACTGCTAACTCTGTCGCTGGTGTTGCTAACACTGCTAACACTAACGCAACCAATGCTGTAAATACCGCTAACACAGCTCTTTCTACTGCTAACACAGCTAATACAACAGCTAATAATGCTAATACAACAGCTAATAATGCTCTTAATCAAGTAGCTGCAGCTAGTCCTTGGTCAGAAAATAGTGGGGTTGTTAGTTTAGTCAATAGTGGTTCTAGCGTGGGTGTCGGGACGTCAAGTCCTTCTCGAAAACTCGAGGTAGCAGGTCACTTAGGTGTTGTTGGTGGCGGCAATGTGTACTTGCAGAATGGTGCCCGAGTTCAATACGGAACAAGTAACGCTACCTCTGTTATCGGTCAAGACGGATCTAATGGCTACCTTTTGTTTGGGGTCGGTAATGAAGTAGCGAGGTTTACTAGTAACGGAAATTTCGGCATCGGGACGAGTAATCCCAGCACTTTGTTAGACGTTCGAGGTGCTGGCAATCCACAAATCAAAGTATCTGCAACCAATACTGGAACTAACAGCGCCGGACTATATATTGAAAACCAAGGGCAACGAAATTGGCAAATCTGGGCAGATAGGGCTTCAGATCAGTTTAGAATCGGAAACAACTCTAGAGCTACTACAAATCTTGCTATCACTGCCGGTGTAGGGGTGGGTATCGGCGAAGACAATCCCGACACTACCCTTCATGTTTCGGGTGGCGCCATAACCTTAGATAGTAAAGTTGCCAATGGACACTCTCGTGGTATCTTTTTCCACGATGGAACTAACTTTGGACAGCAGATTAGGAATTCAACTGGCGGCTTTGTTGCTACCACGTACGCAGTAGAAAACAACAATAGTGGAGCTGTAGCTCACAAGTGGTATACAGGTCCTTCTGAAAGATTGAGAATTTCATCTTCGGGTAACTTGGGAGTTAACACAAGCACTCCACCAGCCAAGTTGACAGTTACCGCTGGAGCATCAGGTACTACAGCTTATGCCGGCAGAAGCCTTAACTATGGTGCATTAGTCCATACAGTTTCTGGTCGTTCTGGTTACATTGTTCAGAATACCAATTCTTTTACCACTGCAAATGACAATGCAGGCTTTCAGTGGTTGTACCCATTTGATAGTGGTGGTGATTCTAACTACAAAGTCTTCAGAAGCGCGGTTGGTGCGACACTTGCCGATAAATTCTGGGTGAACCAAGGTGGCGGTGCTTACTTTGCTGACCATGTTGGTATCGGAAACACTAATCCAGCAGATTATGACACTACCTCAAATAATTTAGTTGTTGGAGAAGCTGGGTCAGGTGACCGTGGTATCACTATTGCTTCAGGCACCAGTCATCGTGGCACCGTTATGTTTGCTGATGGCACCAGCGGATTGGGTGAATATGCTGGCTATCTTCAATACAACCATAACGGAAATTACCTAGCAATCGCCACTAATAACTCGGAGGCTTTGCGTATAACTTCAAACTCTCGCTTGGGAATTGGCACGTCCAGTCCGAAGCGGAGGCTGCACGTTAATCATGCTGCTGGTGACGTCTTTACTACCATTACAGGTGACACAAACTCATACGCTGGCGTTCTGCTTGGTAATCAAGCCGATGATGCAAGAGGTCAAGTAATATATAACAATCTCGATAATTCGCTATACTTTGTTACTAACAATTCTGGCGAAAAATTGAGAATTACATCGAACGGAAATTGCGGCATCGGGACGAGCAATCCAGGTGCTAAATTACACGTAAAAGGTACTGATACAGGTACAAACGTCCAGCTGCTGCGGTTCCAAAACCCAAGTTCGTCAAACTTATATCTTGAATATGCGGATGGTGCCGATGCCAATTCCGACTGGAAGTTTAGAACTGGATCTCAAGAGGCGCTGACTTTCCAGATCGGCGGAGATTTTATTGTCTCCACATCCGGAAGTGAGGCGATGCGCATCTCTTCCAATGGCAGCGTGGGTATCGGGGCGAGCAATCCAAGTGCTGGATTAATCGTTAGAGGTTCAGACCAAAACGCACCAGGAGTCATCTACGATAACGGCGGGACGGGTGGCTTTATCAAAGCCTTTGGAATGGGATCTTCACCTTTTGCAGGTGGAGGTGTCTTGTTTGGTGCTGAACAGTCTTACAGCGCTGGCTCACTTGGTTTTGCTGCAATTAAAGGTCTGCTAACTGATGGCGGTGGTAATACACGAGGTGATCTCTCTTTTTATACTCGTTCTAGTGCCAGTTCTACGCAACTGACACAAAGAATGAGGATCGACCACAACGGTACTGTAGCTATTACTGGTTCACTAACCGTTAATGGTCAATCCGTTGCTACTGGTAATATTGCTGAAGCTCCAACAGACGGGCAACAATATGCTCGTCAAAATGCCGCTTGGTCTGTTGTTTCTTCTAGTTCTGGTTATGTCAACGTAAAAGATTTTGGAGCCGTTGGTAACGGCACAACAGATGACACTACTGCTGTGAGGAATGCTCTTAATGGTGGTGGTACTGTTTACTTCCCTAAAGGTACTTATCGAATTACCAGTACTTTAAACCACACGTCGGCTTTTAATGTTGTTGGTGACGGTCAACAATCTCGGATTATGTTCGATGCATCCTCAAACAACTCGAACCTGTTCAATTTAGAGACCAACGTCCGTCATAACAATGCTAAGAAATGGTCCTTTAGTAGTATTGCTCTCAGTTGTAAGGCTGTTGCAAATAGAATACATGCTGCTGGTATCAGAATTGCATACACTGGTCCGGCTACAGTCATTGGCGGTACTAACTATCTAGAACTAAATGACGTTCACATTGTTAGTGAAATAACTACTGATGCAACTCAGGCTTACTTTAGATACGGGCTTTCAACTGTTAACATTGGCGGTATTGTTGCTGATAATTTAAATATTTCTACGTTTAATGCTAATGCAGAAAATGATTCCAGTACTATTGGCATCTACATTCAAAATAATATATCTGGTCACGCTGTAATTCGTGCTTTTACTGGTAATAACATTTACCTACAAAGGTATTATCAAGGTCTACATGCAACAAAAGCTGGCGGTGGTCAAAACATCGAAAGCATTTATATGACTCAAGGTGAAATTGTTTGCAAGGTAGGTATCCATCTGGCTGCTTCTCACGCTACCTTTATTAGTGGTATGCATATTGAATGCCAGAAAGAATCCTACATTAATAGCAGCGATGGTGGTCCTCACCGAGTTGTAGGCTGTGATTTACGAGGTGGTCGTAATGGCACTCAAAATCTAACCGATTACTTAATTAAAATTGGCGTAGATAACTGTTCATTTACTGGAAATTATATTACCGCTCAAATGCCTAGTGCCGGTTGTATTAGAACAGGTGGTAGTACCGGTAACCCTGATAATGTAAGCATTGTAGGTAATATCTTTAATGGTAATGGTTCATCTACCTACCGCGCTCTTTCTTGTGAAAGTGGCTCTGTTAACGTTATATTTACTGGTAATCTTGGCAGTGGTTTTGGCGGCAACTCCAACCCAGTCTTCAATCAAATTGGCACTGGGCAAGGAAAGTTGAACAATACAGCTAACGAGTTTCAGTAATTAATTCTTATTTTTTATAAAAAATCATGTCTATTACTTGGTCTATTCCGGCTATGGATAGTCGGACCGCAGATGGGTTTGTCCTCACTGTCCACTATGTTGCTATTGCTATTAATGAACAGTTATCTGAAAATATTTATGGGTCTGTTTCGCTTCCTCCAGACTCAGAGCTTACTGTTCCTTATGATGAGATTACAGAAGAAATCGCTGTAGGATGGGTTAAATCAGCCTTGGGTGAAGAAGAAGTTGAAAAAATTGAAACTGAGCTTGAGGTGCGACTTGCTGAGCAAGTTGCTCCACCAGTAGTTTCTGGCACTCCCTGGGACTGATAAATGTTTGAAGTAGTAATTCCAGTAGGAGTTGCTTTGGCTACAGGTTTTTCAGTACTTATGACGCGGTTCCACTCCCGCGTTCATGAGTTAGACCGTAGAGTAGATAAGTTTGAATTAAGAGTTGCTGAGGAGTATCTCACCAAATCTGATTTTTCATCTGCGCTAGATCGAGTGGAAACACATATGGTCCGTATTGAAAACAAACTGGATCGCTTGTCAACTGCAACTATCACTAAAACAAATGATTAAACTAATTCGTCCTATTGTTTTTGCTTTTCTACAATCTGAAGCTGTAAAAGAACTTGTTGTTGACCTATTGGCTGCATACGCTGAGCGTACTGACAATGAGGTTGACGACTATGCGGTCGATCTGATTCGACGGGAGCTAGGTGTTGAAAAAGAAGGCGACTGAAGATCAGTTTAACGAGCTACATAATCTAGTAACTAAAGAATTCCTCGCCCGAATCAAGTCGGGTGAGGCTTCTACTCAAGATTTAAAAGCAGCTTGTGACTGGCTAAAAACTAATGACATCAGTGGTGTTGCTTATGACGGTAACCCTCTAGATAAGCTGGCAAACATCATGCCAGAGATTGACCCTGAAATGGTACAGAAGAGGCTGTATGGCAAGTCGTACCGCTGAATATTATAAAAAGAACCCCGCTGCTAGAAAGCGCAGGTTAAAGCAACAATCCAGGTACCAGAAAACAGAGGTTTCAAAACGTGTTCAACTTAACCGGATTAATCGAAAGGTAGGAAAAAAAGGAGACGGTAAAGATGTTAGTCACTGTGAAGGTGGCGGCACCCGTCTAGAAAAAGCTTCCAACAACCGAGCGAGAAATCGTGGAAAACTTAAGTGTAAGCGTAAGTAATGACTCCTTTGTTCCAACATCCTGATAACTATCTATTTAATTTAATAGCAATGACGTCACCAGAAGCCAAGCGCCTATGGAGGCGCGCTATTAAAGAACATTTTGACAACACTTGTATTTATTGTGGTAAAACTCATGACACATCAGATCTTACTATTGATCACGTTCATCCTAAGTCTTTGGGTGGCGAGACAACCACATCAAACAGCGTATGTGCCTGTTTTAAGTGTAATCAGGAAAAAGGAACAGAATACTGGCGAGACTTTATAACTCGCTTTGATAACCCATTAAGAGAACAATTAATTTTAAATCATACAAATGGCTGATAAAAAGAAGGACAAACTCTTTGTTAAACGCTACAAAACCCTCAAAGAACACCGTGCAGCTGTTGCAGCGCGTAAGACTCTTAAAGGTGGAAAAAATGTAGGACCCGTAGCTGATGCTGCTGCTTACGGTGAAACTATGAAAAAGAAAAAGCCTGCTGCTCCTAAGAAGCCTGCTGCTCCTAAGAAGCCTGCAGCTAATAAGCCTAAGCCTACTAAAGCACAAACAGATCGTTTCTATAGCTCTTCTAGTAAAGGCTCTATTGCTAATAAGGAGAAAGCTAAGTCGAACTTCTTCCGTTCTTCCAGCGGTACTAGAGGTGAATCTCTTCCTAGCAATCCCAAGCTGAAATCACAGCCTAAGAAGCGGCGTGTTAATCGTCGTGGCCGCACTGTTAGGCGTAAAGACGACTACAGGTTGTTCTAGTAAATAACTTGTCCACTAACGAATAACTTATTCCGCGCTCCGCAAGGGGCGCTTTTTTTATGGCTATACGACCCACTGAATTGAGTTGGGCTAATTACAAAAAAGCGGCTAAAAACCTCAAGCTTGTTAAACCAGGCATTACCCCTCAACAAATTATTGGCCGTATAGGATACCCCCTTAAAAACGGCCAGAGAATATTTATTACTTCTGATGGTAAAGGTGGTATTAAGCAGCGCAACCGCACAGCTCACGATGCACGCAATGCGCAACGCGAAAAACGTAGGCGTATTCAAACTGGCAAACTGTCCCCTGCTGATTCTGCGGAATCAAGGCGTATAAAAGACGAAACTAAAGCAGGTGGTCAGCAAGTTGACCATTTTAATGAGATTGCTTTTATTGGTGAACAGCTTGAAAGGCTTGAGCGTGCTGGTGGAGATGTTCAAGCAGCGTTGCAACGGCTTCGCGATGCAGGTTACTACTTTGGTGATGAACCTGGAAACTTGCAGCCTCTTTCACCTGAAGACAACATTATTAAAAATCAACAATCTCAAGATTTGCAATCATACCTTGGTAGCCGCGAATCACTAGGCCAGTCTCCATCTGCTAGAAGGCCTGACCTTATTGTTGTTGGCGAAGACCTATCTATACGGCAAACTCAGTTCCCTGGCACACAAGCAAACACTGGCATTCAAGTTACTGCAGGACAAGCACAGTGGAAGTCGCCACCACTGGGTGGTTTTGTTGGTCAAGAACGGACTCCTTATGTCACCCCGCCTTCACCAAAGTATGTCCCACCGCTTGTACAGCAGTACAGCTATCAGACAAACGGTAATGGCAATGGAAATGGTAACGGTAATGGTAATGGTAACGGTAACGGCACTACGCCTTCCAATGGCAATGGCAATGGCAATGGCAATGGTAACGGTAATTTAGTCGAAGACCTTATAGACATGACTAGCCAACTAGATCCACAATTTAAGAACCCAATTGACTTGGCTCCTGTTTTCACAGCCGGTCAAATCATTCTTAGAACTGCTGGTACTGCTGCTGCTCTTGCAGGATCCTATTTAGTCAGATAAAGCCTCATGTAACCCACCCAGAAGCCTCTACAAGGCTGTTTAAATTATGAATAAGATAGATCTACTTAAGAACGATTTTAAGCTGTTTCTACAGGCTCTCTGGAGTCAATTAGACCTACCTCACCCTACTCGTGCACAATACGCAATCGCCGACTATCTTCAGCATGGACCTAAGCGTCTTCAGATACAAGCTTTCCGTGGAGTGGGAAAAAGCTGGATTACTGGAGCCTTTGTTCTGTGGACGCTTTTTA